GCTTTTTCTGTAGAAAAGCAAAGTTAGGGGGGGTTATAAGGTTGCTAAAGTACAACAAAGCGTTTACTATAAAAAAATGAAAAAAGCACCGAAACAAATTATTGGCTTTTTGCGTAATCCAAGCACTTGGAACGCAGATGCGTTTGAAACCGCCATTAGAAACGAAGTTGAAAATTCAACCGGCGCGCTAACGGCATCCGATGAACTTTTGGTTGGTTCGTTGGTTTTGGTTGTTGATACTTTGGTTGAAGCGCATTTAGGTTTATTGGAAAACGGCGCGATTTACCATTACAACGCGGGGGATGCGCCTAGCCCGTATTACAAGATAAGAACCGAATCAATGGATAAAGCGATCAAGATACTTGCCGAACTTGCCTTGGTAGCAAGGGGTCGCCCAAAGATCAAGAACAAGGTATCCGAAGTAGATGAATTATTCGCAACTGCTTGAACCCGCTTTCCAATATGCCCGCGGCGTAACCCTTGGCGATATAACCGCTTGCGAAGATGTTAAGTTAGCCGCCCAACGATTCCTAGATATGGTTGAACGGCGGGATGCGCCGTATGAATTTGTACCGGAAAAAGCAGAACATATCCTAAAGTTTGCCAAGTTTTGCCGCCATGTAAAAGGCGCGGATGCCGGCAAGCCCATAAACCTACAACCCTTTCAAGTTTTGTTCCTAGCGGCTATTTATGGCTTTAGGGATAGGAAAGATAAAACAACCCGTTGGGTAACGGATGTTATTTTGTTTGTTCCGCGGAAAAGCGGTAAAACTACCCTTGCATCCATTATTGCCCTATACGAATTACAGTTTGGCGATGCTGGCGCGGAAGTATTTACATTGGCTACAAACCGCGAACAGGCATCAATTTGTTTTGATTCATCTAAGGCAATCATTGAAAACATGGTTGCGGAATTTCAACAAAAGTTTGTTGTTTACCGTAGCGAACTAAAAAAGGCGGGCGATTCAACAAGTACCTACCGCGCCCTATCCCGCGAAAACCGGAAAACCGGCGATGGTAAAAACCCATCTTGCGCGATGATTGATGAAGCGGCGCAGATTACGGAAAGAAGTTCTATTGAAGTTTTGCATTCCGGTATGGGCGCGCGTAAAAATCCTTTGCGGATGTATTTAACTACGGCATCGTTTACCAAAGAAACAAAGTTCTACGAAGATTTAAACCATTTGCGAACGGTGCTACGCGGCGCGGCGGAAGATAACTACCGTTGGTTTGGATTACTGTATAGCATCGATGCCGGCGATGAATGGTCCAACGAAGATACTTGGGCAAAAGCAAACCCCATGCTTGGCATATCCGTAACTACGGAACATATCCGGCATATGGCGCATGAAGCCCAATCTAAGCCGGCAAGCCTTAACGAATTCCTAAGCAAGCAATTAAACATCTATGTAAGCGCAAATAGCGCATGGGTTGATAGGCGTTATTGGGATGATTCGGTTTGCCCTTTGCCGGAAGAAAAACCGGAATCAACTTTCATTGCATTTGATTTGGCGTATTCGCGCGATTTAAATGCGGTATGTACTTTGCACCGGTATTCGGAAGAAAAGTTCTTTGCAGAATTTCAATTTTTCTTGCCGGAAGAAAGTTTAGATTTAATCCCCAATCATTACAAATCAATCTTTCAACAGGCAACCGCAAGCGGCATATTGCGGCTAACGCAAGGTAATGTTACCGATCTAAATGAAGTAGAAACCTACATCAAACAACAATGCATTAAGCACAATGTTAAGGAAATTGGCTACGATCCGTATAACGCCGCATCGTTGGTTGCTAATCTTTATGCGGAAGGGTTGCCAATAAAAAAGGTTGGGCAAAGTATGGCGGTTCTATCTAACCCATCTAAAACCGCGGAACAATTGATTCTTAAAAAGGGAATAATGCACGATGGCAACCCGTTTGTTGGATGGCAACTAGGCAATGCGGAAATTTACACGGATGTAAATTCCAATGTAAAGGTACGCAAGAATGAAGCGGATACATCCGCAAAGATTGATGGAATTATTGCAATGATTATGGCTTTGCATTGCCATCTAGACAATGTTTTTGTTTCTGATACATTTGGGTTTAGAAGTTTTGAATGGTAAACCATCAAGAAATTGGGTAAAAACATGGCTATTTTTGATATTTTCAAGCGGGATAAAGGGCAAAAAAACGAAAGCAATGTGCTATTCGGGCAATCCGCGCTAGGCAATAATATTGTTTATCAGGGCAATAATAAGAACCCTAATGTAAATACCCAAATTCTTTATGTAACTACGGGGGCAACCAACAACGCCGGTCGCCCCGTAGATATGTCCTTGCTAACCCGCAATAGCACCATCATGGCTTGCGTTGCGGCAAAGGCTAGGGCGCTATCCCAACTACCTATACGCGTTGTTAGCCAATCGGAAGATGGTACATATGTAGATGCCATTAAATCGCCGCTAGTAGGCGCGCGGGATAAGGCTAAAGCCAAGCAAATTGCCAACCTTTTGGCGCAACCTAACCAATTTCAAAGTACATACGAATTTTGGTATCAATGGCTAATGTGGTACGAACTAGCCGGCGAAGCCTTTACCCTTTGGTGGCGCAAAGATCAAAAAAGTACAACGGAAACCCCGTTAGAAATGTACTTGCTTGATTCAACATTAATTGCCGTAACCATTACGCCGGCGCGCTACCCATCGTACCGTTTAAGTACGCCTAGTTACGGTTTTAACCGCGATGAACCGCTTAACTTTAATCAAGTTATGCATATTAAAGAAATGAACTGGCAAGGTAGCGCCGGTTTTAACAAAGGCATTTTGGCGGCGGAATTAGTATCGCTAGATCAAGATATAGATTTGTACGCTAACTACATTATGCAGAACGGCGCAAAGCCTAGCGGTATGTTTACTAGCGAACAAGTTATTCCCGATGCCAAATACAAAGAAATTGCCGCAAGATTAAAAGAAGCATGGTCAGCAATGGTAAGTAGCCGCCCAAGCGATCCTAGCAAGGCGGGGCAAGGTATGTTGCTAGATCAGGGTATGAAATATACGCCTTTGGATATGCTTACCCTACAAGATACCGATGCGGCTAAATTAAAAGAACAAACCATGAAGCGTATTTGCGGTTTGTTTGGCGTACCCGCGGCAATGATCGGTATAGGCGATTCTAAGTATAACAATACGCAAACTATGATGGATGAATTTTATAAATCTACCATGTACCCAACGCTAATTAATATTCAGCAGAAATTAAAGCAACATTTGTTTGTTGGCTACCCTAATTTGTGCATTGAATTTGATACGCGTAATTTCCTAAAAGGCGCGCCGCTAGATCAAATGAATTTTGCTACCGCGGGCGTTACAAACGGGATAATGACGCCAAACGAGGCGCGGGAATACTTAGGGATGCCCAATATTGATGGCGCGGATGATTTGATTGATAAGGGCGGAAAAGATAAGCCTATTGCCGGAACATCGCCCCAAGATACCGGCGGCGGGGGCGGTAATCAAACGCGTAAAATGAATATCGGCAAGTAAAAAAATAAAGTGTCCACTATTTTTAAATTAGTGATAGCATCCTTGGCAACATATAAGCCAAATACAGAACCGCCCCCCAAAAGGGGGCGACCACCAAAAACAATATATGACATCGACCGTACCAAAATCGATGAGGTAATCTATGACTGTAAAAAACCTGATGATGGTTTGCGAAGCCAAACTAGTTTTGGAAAAACAGGGCGAAAGCACAGGAAAAATTGAAGCAACCGTAACTACTTGGGGCGCGCGCGAAGGCGCGGATGGTAGAAGGTTTAATTACCAACCGGAAGGCTTTATGCAATGGGCGGAAGATTTTTCTAAATCCGGTCGCCCCCTCCCAATGTTTGTAAATCACGATGCCGATGCAATACCCGTTGGGCAATGGGATGCATTTGAATTTGATGATACGGGAATGAAAGCCGAAGGGCGTTTATTTGTTAATACAACAATGGGTTCTGATTTATACAAAGTTATGCAAGAAAGCCCCGCTATGTTTGGCGGCGTTAGCGTTGGCGCATATGCCGAAGAATATCAAATGGTAAATGCCGATGGCGAACCCGATCAATCCGATGAAGCATATTTCCAAATTACCAAAGGCGGCTTGCGCGAAGTTAGCGTAGTTATGTACCCAAACAATCCTATGGCGGAAGTTAGTAAATTAGAATATTTCCGCCCCGATGGAACTGCGGATTTAAAAGTTTTAGAACAAGCCTTGCGTGAAGTTGGGCTATCTAAAAAGGATGCGGTAGCCGCCGCATCTACATTCAAGAAAGTGTTAGAACTGCGCGATGTAGTTACAACGCCTATTGAAATTGCGCCTATTTTGAGTGATTCAAATGCGGAGGCTACCGAAGCGGAAATTCTTGCGGCTTTAGAAGCCCGCGAACTTCTTAAAATTCTTGATACCAAACTTAAAGGTTAAATCATGTCCCAAGTAATTATTGAAAAATTGGATGCTATCGAAGCCAAGCAAAGCGAAAGCATTGCCGCCGTTGAAGCAAAAATTCCCGCCGCTATTGAAGCGGTAAAAGCAGAATTTAGCGAATTGGTTTCTTCATTGGAAGCCAAAGTAGCATCTATTCAAGCCCCCGCAATTGTTAAGCCCGCTAAAACCGTGCGTAGCGATGTAAACCGTTCTGTTAAAGAACAATTGGCTAATTTCTACAAAAGCAATGCCCGCGTAGAAAAAGAACTGCAAATTTTTGCAGATGAAAGCCAACGCGATGCGTATATGCTTGAAGCATCTGCGCTTACCGGTTCGGGTAACAACCAAGGCGGTAGAACCGCATACGATCCCGTATTTGCGGCTTTGCGTTTGGCTAATCCTATGCGCGGTTTATCGCGTACCGTTGCAACCGATGGCTCGAGCTACCAGTTTAGAGTCAAGACGGGCAACGCTGGAGTGGCTTGGGGCTATACGATCCAAAACAACGGCGCGGCTACAACTGAAGATACAACCATTTGGCAATTAGTTTTGCAAGATTTGAATGTTCAATTCCCAATCCGTACCGCGGCTTTGGATGATATTGATGGTTTGGAAGCCAATGTTGTTGATGATATGTTGATGGAATTTGCACAAGCAGAAGCCTTGTCAATGGTTCAAAACAATGACCAAGCGGCGCAATCAGCAACTAACCCCTACGGAGGTACGAATGGTTTGCGCGGTTTAGATCAATACGCCGGCGCTAATAGCACATACGCGGGCGGTACTTGTACTACGGCGGCATTTGGTTCTAGCGGCACGGGTTCATCAAGCGGTTTGCATAGCCTTGCTACTTATGACCAACTTACCACTAACGCTAACACAGTTGGCGCAAACAATATTACTTACAACGATGTAATCAATACGATTTATCAGTTGCCACAGCAATATTGGACACCATCAACAAAGTTCATGATTAACCCAATTTTGTTGAACGCGATTCGTGCATTGAAGGATAACAACGGCGCACCTATCTTTAACCGTAACGAAGGTTTGTCAGTTGAGGGTATCGTAGGTTCATTGTTGGGCTTTGATGTTGTCGTAAACAAGTATTGCGATACACCATCGCAAACAACGGCAGGTTCTGCGGCTACAACAAGTTTGTACCCAATGTACTTTGGTGATTTCACACGCGGTCACACAATCATTGACAGATTGAACATGATTATGCGCCGCTACGACCAAACGGCCCCAGGCTTTATCACATTCTTTGGTGAAAAGCGTTTGGCAACATCGGTTCGTGACCCTAACGCGTTGGTGCGTTATCGTTCAACTGGTACTGCTACTTAATTGCGTTGCCATTAGCGGGGGGCAAAAATCCCCCGCTTTTTTTAAACAGGAATTCAAAATGACTATCACCGAAAAAATCTTGAACGGAATCAAACAAGCCATCACCGAAGGCGGCAAAGTAAATATCGATTTGCGTGAAGCAAGTGCAATTACTGGTTCGGGTTCGGGTGTCGGTGGTAATGTTGTTTTTGATGATGCGTTTGCGGCTTTGCGCCAAGCAAACCCTTTGCGCCAAGGCTCACGCCAAATCGCGGTTAAAGGCTCTGATGCCCAATTTGTTGCCAAAACTGGTAACGCCGCAAATTCTACAAACCCTTGGGGTTATACATTTACGCCAAATAGCGGTTCGCCTAATGTGAACACTTCTATTTGGCAATTGCCCGTGCGCGTATTGGTTGCACAATTGCCAATCAGAACGGCGGTGCTAAGTGATGTTAATGGACTTGATGCAACACTTGTTGAAGATTTGGCACTTGAGTTTGCACAACTTGAAGGTCAATCAATGGTGCTTAACAATGACCAAGCGGGTAGCACAACTACATCAACTGGTGCTACTAGCGGTTTGCGCGGTTTGGATAGTTACACTAGCGGGGCTAGTAGTGCTTTTGGTACTAGCGGCACGGCTATCACAAATGGTATTCATACTATCGCTACGGTTAGTAATGGCGGCGTTGCGGTAACTTACAACAAAGTTGTAAACATGGCTAACGCGTTGCCCCCGCAATATTGGTCGCTAGATTCAACTGCATGGCACATTAGCCCTGCGATGATTCAAACATTGCGTCAATTAAAAGATACTGCGGGTTTGCCTTTGTTTTTGGAATTGGGCGAAAAAGATGGTTGCGCGATTGGTCACATTTTTGGTTGGCCCGTTATTCCTAACCCATACCTTTCTACAGATTTCCCAATCTACTTGGCAAACTGGAATCGCTTTTTGACAATCGGCGACACCGAACAAATGAGCATCCAAATGTTTGAACAAACACAAGCGGGTTTTGTGACGATGTACGCAGAAAAAAGAATGGTAAGCACCGTGCGCGACCCATTTGCGGGCGTTCGTATGTCTGCCGCCTAAAGGGGGCTTGAATGTCAGTAAATAGCGATTTACTAGGTGCGCCTTACGGGGCATCTACCCGCAATCCGTTCAGTTATGTAAAAACAGAACAGATAGACCGCGATGTAGTTACGCCTTGGTTAACCTTGGATGAAATCACGAATCAAATTAAC